CGCCTCTTTTGCCATCGGCAGTTTCGACATACCAGCTATCCCTGAAGTCACCGCCCCAAGCTGGGCTGATAGCAGCAAGGTCGTTTACTACTTCCTTGGCGGCATTGCGCAATGCAGTAAATGCAGCGTCCTTAATCTCGTCAGACATTTTCTCAAGACCGAAGCCCTTGCCTTTCTTCGCTGGTTTACGCCGTCTCGCCATTATTCTGCCCTCGCTGTAATCTTGCTTGCGTACATAGCAAAGGCTGTGGTTCCACTTTCTGAGCCTTGCACGATAAAGGCCTTCCCGTCAAGCGTGGTGATTAGCTTGCCGTCCAGCGTCGTCAGGTAAATTGGTCCGACGATAACGCCGTCAATGCCACTACCATAGCTTTCGACTTCTGTTACCTTCCACTTGCGCCCGAGGTATTCGAGCCGATCATTGGAACTAATAGGCCAAGGCACTGTATCATGGTCAACCCATACGCTAACTTCATTGCCTTGCTGCGTACCATTGCGTTCTGACTTTTTAGAGCGCGTTACAGCACCGGCAGCGGTAAACCTTGTTTCGGTGACAGCAACCGTTCCCAGGGTTTCATTGTAAACGCCAGGAGTTACTTTAATGTATGTAAGCGACTGGGATCTATACTTGTCTATCATCCGTTTTGATAACGGCTTTGCCCAAGCATCTTGCGGAGCGTTCATTTAGCCTCGAAGAATGCGGATAGAGCTTTCGTTCTGCCGGTCAACCCAACAGCCGATTAAGTCCAGTAGCCACGGGTAAAGCCGCAGGACAGTAGGCGAGTAACTGCCAACACGCTTATCTTTTGGCAGCACTTGTGCCATGGTGGTAGGGGCGAAGTATTCTTGCTCGAATACGTCGAACTTCTCTCGCTTAACAACTGGTGCCGGCAACTGGCTAGAGGCGCCAGTGACTGCGGTACTGTTGTTAAAAAGTACCAACGCAAGCTCTGAGGCAGCAGCAAGATAGCCTGCCGTTAGGCTGTTACCGCAACAAGTCGCTTCATCAGTACACCAGCGTAATGTACGCAGCGCAGCTTGAGCAGAGTTAAGGGCTTGCGCCTTCTGCGTTGCGTTGAGCGCGGTCCAGGCAGTCGCCTTGAGCGTGGCCCCCATGTAGGTATCGGCCTGCTCCACCGTGACCAGCGCCGGGGGCGTGCAGTTGCAGGCACGCTCGCCATTGGCGCTGGAGTAGTAATAGGGATCGGCCAGGCGATGCCAAGGCCACCAGGAAGCGTTCACACTGCGTACACACGCCAGGCAGAGCCGTTATACCAGCAGAGCGCGTTGGCGGCGCCGCCGGCCACGGGAGCAGAGCCCACAGTGGGGGAAGTAAGGTTGCTGACCCTGACGGTTGTGCCTGTCCTGGGATTCGCGGGCAGAGTGGAAACCGTGAAAGGCTTGCGGTATTCGTAGAAATTAAAGAGCGTCATCGGGAGACGGTACAGGGCCAGCCTTGATCATAGCTCAGGTCGGGCCATGAAAAAGCCCCCCAGGAGGTCAGGTTCCTGGGGGGCTGGAATCCAACTCGGAGTCAACCGATCAGATCGTACCACCGTAGGGGCTGTTTGTCACCAACCGGACCAGCGGGATCAGTCGCGCATCGTTGTAAGCAAGCGCGTGCTGAGAGCCGGTAGCTAGCTGAGCGTTGGTTGGGTTGTCAACAGCAGTACCAGACAAGGTAGTGCCAGGAACGTGGAAGCTGTGATGGTAGTCCACAATAATGCCATCTTGTTTGGATGGTGCATTGCGAACCGTCTCGATCTCAAGGGGAGTTTGTTCGCCCTCAAGCATGACGCCATCGCCACAAAGGTAGCTAACAAACTGCCGCTGTTGGCCGCTGGTGCCAATGATCGGAAGTTGGTCGTCAACCACGACCTTAACGTTAAAAGCGCTACCAATCAGCAAGCGCGTGTTAATGCCCCTGCGGTCAGCATCATAGGTCAAGAAGCCTACTTGCTCAAGATAGGCTTGAACAAGAGAGTGACAGAACAGAGTAGTGATCTCAGACTGCCGCTCACCCAGCTTGTAACGAGCTTCGATAACGTTTTCAGCCGTCATCCAGTTGGCGATGGTAGAGCCAGTGGTGACCGACTTGTTTACGTTATTGGTGGCATTAAGCGGGCCGCCAGTACCAAGCAACCCCTCAAGTTGGGCGATCATCTTGCGAGTCTTAATCTTGTTGAGCGCTGGCTCAAGCTGACTCGTAAGTACCTGCAAAGGATCTTCGCCGCTGGCCAGCTTCGAGAGCTTGTCAACAGCGTAGGCAAAGCCCCGGTGGGTGATAGTGGCGTACTGAGTAGCGCTGGTGATGCCTTGGAAGGTGAAGTGGCCTTCGCCAGAATCGCCCCACTCACGGCCAGAATCCATCCTCTCTTCCACCGGGTCAATCGGTCGGAAAAACGGCGCTTCGACCCGAACGCCGGTAGTGGAGGTGAGGAGCTGGTTGCTTCTGGCCAAAATGCCAGAGCGAACCATCATGGACTTGTTAAAAATCTCTTCTTGAAGGTAGGCGGCAAATTCACCAGAAGTAGCAAGCCGCGTAAGGCTTGTAACGTCACCAGCAAAAGTACCGCCCAGGTTACCAAGGAACACTGGAGGAAAAGCAGAGGTTGTTTAGTCGGCATGACCGCACAGCCGTCGATGCTTTTGCCCAGGGTTCGGCACAGCTTTACCCTTGGCTGCGAGAGGCGATGATAGCCTCCGCTTCAGCCTTCAGCTTAGCAGCTAAATCAGGATCTTCCTGCTGTATGGCGATGCGTGCAGTCACGTTTCCACCAGGAAGCCATGGGTTAGTGACAATACCGCCACCAGAAGCGGCAGGAGCGCCCGTAGCCGGCCTGGAGCCCATGCCACCGCTACCGCCTTGGGGCTTGAACAGATAGGCGTATTGAGGGTTTTTGCGGAGCTTGCCGGCAAGGTCGGTGATAACAACTTCTAAGCCATCAATAACTGCAATAGTTTTGCCGTTATTGTCTTGAACAAGAGAATGTAGCAATGCCCATGCGTGCTCAGGATGGAAAACTTCGGCGGCATTAAAGACAGCAAGAAAATCAGCACGCTTGCGATCCTCGACGCGCTTAGCGTCTGCCTCCGCAATGGCCTTGTCCTTTTCTTCGTTTTCTTTTTTTAGCGCTTCAAGGTTGTCGTTTGCTTGTTTGAGCAGTTGTTCAAACTCGCCTCTTTTCTCTAAGTCTTTTCTGACGCGCTCTGCTTCCCTGTTCTTTAGCTCGTTAAGTTCGTCGGCCACTTTTTTCTTTTCAGTTAAGATTGTATCTTTGTTGCCATTCAAAGCCGCCAGTTGCTGCTTAAGGTCTTCGGCTTCTGCGGCCTTGCGTTGCAATTCTGCAATTTGTTCAGCAGTGAGTTCCATGGCTTGATTGGTGGATGCGCTATACTGTAGCGCGTAACCGATTCATTGCACCATGGCAACAGCCGCCCCGACTCCAGCCCATCCGGCAAAGCCCAGTGTTCCCGCCCCTGCGGTTGTCGCGCCCGTGGCCCCTGCATTTGATCCAGACAGTGAGATCGCACAGCTCAGGGCCGAAATAGCGCGGCTTCACTCGCCTTCCGAAAACCCGCCGGCAGATGAAAACAAGCCGACTGGCCCCGAGACGATTGACATGGGCGGCCTTGTACTTCGGAAGACCGTTGGCACAGACGGCGTATGCGAGACTGAAGTGTTGAAAAAGCCGATGATTGATCGTGAGTTGATTCGGGCCACTAAAGCCAGTCAGCGTGAGTCTGGCTTCTGATCGCAGCGCCTAACTGAAAGCCCCTGAACTGCTGCGTGTAGCGGTTCAGGGGCTTTCTTAGTGTCCTCACGCACTGCCAGCGCCTGTTTTTTGACCAGCTCCAGGAGACGAGAGCGAGCGTCCTGATCCTGCGGCACCATTGGCGTTCTGCGTTTTTTGCTGCTCAAGCATAACACGCTCTGCCTCTTTTTTCAACTCTTTAACGGCTTCGCCTAGCTCAACTAGATCCACGTCCTCAGGTATCCATTCGCCTTGGGATAGGATGCGAAGGAATAGCTCAGTTGTGATCTGGCCATTGGCTTCTATGTCGGCCAGTACGCTTACATCTTGGCCTAGCAAGCGATAGAAGTCAAAGTCTTTGTCGATAACAACCTTAGGTGGTTCTATGCCTCTGTATTCTGCCGCTATTCTAAATGCTTCATTAAGTGCAGCCTGCGTTTCAGTAGCAGCCACTGATAGCACGCAGTTGGCCTGCTGGTGGTCAATGCGCTTTGCGTCGGCACTTTCGGCTACATGCTTCTGGCCTAGCAGTTTCGTGACGCCAAGATGCGAGATTTCATTTTCTAGGCGATCAAGTAAAGCTGCTTGCGCCGCAAAGGAACCGGCGTCACACTGGACCCAGTACGCTTTACTGCCGATATTCATTCTGATGGCATAATTCTGCCCCGTAATCGCCTCGTTGCCATCGTATTCTTCCAGTACCAGCAAGCCAATAGCAGCGATATGCAACGAATGCAGAAGGTCTGCTAGGCGCCGGTAGTGAGCGATATTTAGATGCGCAACGTCAGCCAATGGGGGAGTAGCACATAAATAGCCCTCTTTCTCGGCATAGATATGCACTAAAGGAATATAGTCGAGAGGAGTAAACCCAATATCACCTATTGTTTTATTCGACTCAAACACTTCGTAAGCGCCAGGGACAAGAACGCGAGCAACAAAAACGTACTCTTCCCCGTAGGCGCCTTTAGCAACTTTGCGCTCTTCCTGATAGCGAAACATTGTTAGCTTTGCGCCAGGATCGTCACTTTCTCGCCGGCTGCCTAAATACTGCCATGGATCAACCGGCACAAAGTACGGGCGCAATGGTTTAATCTGATCGTTAGCGGATTGCGCTTCGCGTTTTTCTGCATCAACAACTATTGACGACATGCCATAAGTAAGCGCAACTTCTAGCCGCTTTAGAGCGAACAGATCCAACGAAGTGCCGTCACCGTCAACATCTTTCCTAAATTCCTCTTCCCAGTATGGATCACCGCCTTCTAGCTTGATCATCTTACGCATGACCATGCCGGCTGCGTTATGAATTAAGCGCTTTGTAAATGGCGCCAAAACAGAAAGATTAACGCGAGTCTTCCATGGGTCGATTTTGGTTTTGGGATCTTCTTGCTCTCTTGGTTCACGCGGCAGGTAGATATGTGCATTTGCGTGTAAATACTCAGTCCCCTTTGTGACGGCTTGCATTATCTCCCACTTTTGCCGCATTCGCCTATTTATGTCGTCCATATAAAATGGACTATCTACGTCTATGTAGTTTGGCAGTGATATTTTTCTGGTTGCTAGGTTCATTGCGGCAAAGCGTTTGCCAGTAGCCTAGCCTGCCGGCGCCAGGATGCACGGGTTACAGTCGGTGGATAAGATCGAGTCTCCATGGCGACAGCTACTGCCCCCACGGGACTTCGCCCAAGTGGCGACATTGTAGTAGGTAGAAACCGGCTTTCTCTGCGGCCAATGCAGGGGATGATTTTTAATGATCGACGC